CGATTGATTTTCAAACGACGTTTAATCCGCTCCTTGTTCGCTGGTCTGACCAGAGTAATGCGTTTGAGTGGGTGCCGGAAGTCACTAATCAGTCTGGAGAACAGACGCTCTCGCACGGCTCGTACATAGTTACGGCGCTTAATACTCGTCAGGAGATCTTGATTTGGACAGATACGGCCATCTTCTCAATGCAGTATCTGGGACCGCCGTTTGTCTGGGGCTTTAATCTTCTTGACCAAGACGTATCAATTGCTTCGCAAAACGCGGCAATTACGGTCAACAACGTGACCTATTGGATGGGGCGGGATAAGTTCTTCATGTACACGGGGCGGGTTGAGACGCTGCCTTGCACCCTTCGTCAGTTCGTCTATAGCGACATTAACCTCGACCAGTTGGATCAAATCTGTTCTGGGGCAAACGAAGGGTACAACGAGGTATGGTGGTTCTATCCGTCTCTCAATAGCCTCGTGAATGACCGCTATGTTATTTATAACTATCTTGAACGTGTTTGGTACTACGGGAATTTGAACCGTACCGCGTGGTCTGAACACACTCAGCGGCAGTATCCGATGGGCGCGTTTTCGATCCAGATTGGGTATTTAGCGACTTCGATTAACTCGTCGGTGACGACGATTGCTCTGACGGATGCGTCTAGTTACCCCAATGCGGGTACGGTTGTTATTGACTCGGAGCAGATTACGTATACGTCTAAAGACGGTAATACCTTGATAGGCTGCGTTCGTGGCGCGAATAGCACGACGGCTGCTTCGCATGAACAGTACACGATGGTTGAGTTAAGAGTGCCGAACCAAGTTCTCTATCACGAATTTGGCAATGACGACGCGTCAGTGACCCCAGCCCTGCCGATTGAGGCGTTTATTGAATCGTCTGATTTCGACATCCAAGACGGTCAGAGTTTTGGCTATGTCTGGCGCATATTGCCTGACCTTAACTTTACGGGGTCAACAGGCAGTAGTCCGAGCGTTACGCTGACGGTCAAGCCGAGGCAGAACTCGGGTTCAAACTACACCGCAGCAGATCAGCCGGTGGTTACGCGCACCTCGACGATACCGATTCAGCAGTACACGGGGCAGGTCTACACTCGTATCCGAGGTCGCCAGATGGCGTTCCGTGTGGACTCGACTGACTTAGGCGTTGCTTGGCAAATGGGCATGATGCGAATTGATGTTCGACCGGATGGACGTCGATGACCGTCGCACGTGGCATATCTCCGCCAAACCTACCGGTTGCACCGGCGGATTATAGTGTCCGTTATCAGGATCAGTTTAGTAATGTCTTGCGGCTTTTCTTTAGTCAGGTAGCCAACCGGGTTAATTCACCGACCGCACACGCTTCGTATTTTGATACGACGACGCAGCCGAATCCGGTTGCGGATGCGGTTAATTTATTTACTTACAATTCAGTCGTTACCCAGCAGGCTGTTAATCGCGGCGTACCCACATCTAAAATCTTCGTTGCTCAGACGGGTATTTATAACTTTCAGTTTTCTGCCCAATTAGATAAAACGGGCGGTTCGGCAAGCGCCGTATATATCTGGCCCCGAATTAACGGGGTAAACCTGCCGGACTCGGCTACCAAGATCGTTATTGACGGCCCCAACAACGAGATTGTGGCGGCGTGGAACTTTGTGCTTGTGCTGCAGGCAAACGACTATTTTGAGTTGGCTTGGCAGTCTTCGGACACCGACGTAGTTATCCCGTATGTAGCCGCAACCGGCAACATCCCAGCGATCCCCTCCATCATCCTGACGGTGGTTTGGGTATCAAATTACGAGGCAAATGAGTAAACATCTATGAACCAGCAACCTCCCGCAGCAGGACTTGCGTCCCTCCTTGCCTCCCAAGGCCGTGGACCAGATAGCACACTTGTCCACATGTCACCTGAAGAAGTACGCAATCTTCAGTTTTTGGCTCGCGCTCAAGGTATGGAGATGCCGCGTAATCCTGCTACGGGACTGCCGGAAGCCGGGTGGCTTACTAATATATTAAACACCGTAGTCAAAGGCGTTCAGTCTGTTGGAAAGACTCTCATCCAAAACCCGCAAACGACCGCCATGCTTGCCGGAGCCGCGTATGGCGCGGTGAAGGGAGATCTGCAAAAAGGTCTTGAGGCAGGCATGAAAGCCTATGCCGGTACGCGGATTCTTGGAGGTCTTGCAGAAGAAGCCCAGCGTAGGATTCCGGGGATCGCCGGTCCAACTGGGTATAGAGAACGTCCTCCCGGTCCTGAAGATTTTGGTGAGATTGCCCCCGGTATTGGCGTTGAACCGGTAAAACCCACAGTACAGCAGCCTCTGGGCAAAGATGTTTCTAGTGGTCTGCGTGGACTTCTAGGCGCTCCGCAACAGGGCGGCCAGCCCAAAGGGCTTTTCGGGCTCACCAAAGACCCGATCATGCAGGCTATTACGATGTACGCCTTGAACAAGGCGGAGCAGAAGATGAACCCGCGAGGCGGGATGCCTAAGCCGACTCCGGTTGGGTATAGGAATGTTCAGTACAGCCCCGGTCGAGTCAACCCGCGTTTTGGTGAGCCGGGCCAACCGTACTTTATTGAAGGCGGTTACGCTGATTACGGCTACGGCACTGAATATCCGGGCTATACGCAGAACCCGCAACAAGGGATGCGGCAGAGTTCGCCGTACCAGTCTCCTCCACCAGAACGTCCACCTGATGAGGAAGAAGATTATTACCGACGCGGTATGGCGGTTGGCGGGGTAGTGCCACAGCCGAATTTTTCTTATCCGATGGTCCGCACACAGGGTAACGGGTATGAGCCTAAAGTAGACATTTACACAGGCGAAGAAACCTTCGCTGAAGGTGGTACTGCTGATTCTGAAAAAGCCAAAGAGGAGTATTTCAAAAGCCTCCTCCCTTTCGCCCCCGCCCTGACTGAATGGTATCGCGCCGCTGCCGAATCTGGCAGCGCCCCAGTTCAGGGCGAAGATGACTTAAAGCGCCATCCGGTTAATCGACTTCCTCAGCCTGCTCCGACTGGAGTGAAGGCTGATACCAATGGTATGCCGTTCGATCAAGAACTCGCCGATTGGTATCAGTCTTTGCTCAGACCGCCGACTGCCGCGAAGCCGATGGATCTGAATCTTGATGAGTATTTAAGAACCACTCCGCAACGTGCGGAGACTGTTTATGGCCCAGTAGTTAAATATCCGTGGGAGCCTACTACTTCTAATCCGCCTCCTACCCAACCTTCTAAGCCTGAGTGTCAGCCGGGCTTTACTTTTGATTTCGCCAAATGGGAAGCGGGGCTTGATCCCTGTGTAAAGAGTCCCGGTACTGGGGGCGGCGATGGTGGCGGCGATGGCGGCGGTACTGGTGGAGGTACTGGTGGAGGTACTGGTGGAGGTACTGGTGGAGGTACTGGCGGTGGAGGTACTGGTGGAGGTACGGACGGTGGTACTGGCGGTGGTACTGGTGGGGGTACTGGCGGTGGTACTGGCGGTGGTACGGGTGGGGGTACTGGCGATGGGGATACTGGCGGCGGAGGTACTGGCGGTGGCGGTACTGGTGGAGGGACTAAGCCGGAGCCGGAAGAGCCTTTAGTTAAGACCTGTCCTGACGGGTCTATACTCCCTTCATGGGAGACATGCCCGACTCCTAAAACAGAACCTGAACCTGAACCTGAACCTGAACCGGAGCCTGAACCGGAGCCTGAACCGGAGCCTGAACCGGAGCCTGAACCGAAACCTAAGCCGGAGCCGGAGCCTGAACCGAAACCTAAGCCGGAGCCGGAAGAGCCTTTAGTTAAGACCTGTCCTGACGGGTCTATCATCCCTTCATGGGAGACCTGCCCGACTCCTAAAACAGAACCTGAACCTGAACCTGAACCGGAGCCTGAACCTGAACCGGAGCCTGAACCGAAACCTAAGCCGGAGCCTGAACTAGATCCTACGCAAGACCCCCGATGCGCTGAGCCGGGGTATGTCTATGACTATGAGATAGGCCGGTGCCGATTTAACGGACTCGGTGATGCTGACTGTCAGGCGCAGTACGGTAATGATTATGAATATGACCCGCGAGCGGACGGTGGGCTAGGCGCTTGCCGTAAGAAACAAACTTCACAGCCCCCGCCCCCGCCCCCGCCTCCACCTCCGCCAGACGAGCCTCTCTATAAAAATTGTTTAGAAGGTCCGCCTGTATTGGCATGGCAGTCTTGCCCAGAAGATATTCGTGCGGAAGAAGACGCTCGTAAGGCTGAAGAGGCCCGTAAGGCTGAAGAGGCCCGTAAGGCTGAAGAGGCCCGGAAAGCGGAAGAGGCGCGACAGGCGGAGGAAGCCCGTAAGGCGGAGGAAGCCCGTAAGGCTGAAGAGGCTCGTAAGGCGGAGGAGGCGCGACAGGCTCAAGAAGCCGCACAAAAAGCGGCGGAGGCATTGCGTAAAGCAGAAGAAGCCCGTAAGGCTGAGGAAGAAGCGCGAAGAACTGAAGATGCTAGAAAAGCAGAAGAAGCCGCACGAAAGGCCGAGGAAGCCCGTAAGGCTGAGGAAGAAGCGCGTCAAGCAGAGGAAGCCCGACAGGCGGAGGAAGCCCGTAAGGCTGAAGAAGCCCGTAAGGCTGAAGAAGCCCGGAAAGCGGAGGAGGCTGCACGTGAAAGTGGTGGCGGTGGAGGAAGTGAAAAGTGCGCTGAAGGAGAAGTGCAAGTAGGCGACGTTTGCTACGGCAGATGCCCGGATGGCATGACTTACACCCGTGGACTTGGGGAGCCTTCGCCTTGCGGAGTAACCTCCGAACCCGCTCCGACTCCAACGCCGACCCCAACTTCGTCAGAAGATAGGGTGCCTAAAAACGCGGATGGGTCATGCCCGTTTGGATATTCAAAAGAGTTTATGGGCTACGACGATGACGGTAACCCGATTTATTCTGACGACTGTGCGCCAATTCCTGAAGGTCGTGAACCAGTCTGGGAGCCTGCTCCAGAACAGAACAGACGGGTTGGGGAAAACCCTTTAGATTTTTTGAATTTTTGTTATGACGAACAAGGGAAACGTTATCTGGCTGACCCATGGTTAGGATGTTATAAAGGTGGCAAAGATTCGCTGGGTGGGTTTGCTGGAGGCCATGTGAAAAAAGGACGTATTAGAAAGTATCAAATGGGCGGAATAGCCGATTTGCCTAGGATTGGCGGAGCGCGGAACCCCGCTGACGGATACAACTTTGGCTTCGCCCGAGGCGGTATGGCGCCCATGCCGGAATACCAAGCCGGTGGTAAACTCCTGCGAGGACCGGGAGACGGTATGTCTGATGATATTCCTGCCGTGATACGGGGTAAGGGTGTGCAGCGTGCTGCGTTGGCGGATGGCGAGTTCGTTATCCCCGCTGATGTGGTGTCGCATCTTGGCAACGGATCGACTGAGGCCGGTGCTAAAAAACTGTATCAGATGATGGCGCTGATTCGTAAAGCGCGAACGGGTAAGTCAAAGCAAGCCCCGCAAGTTAACGTAGATAAATTTTTACCTGTCCCATCGCGCAAGAAATCACGGCGCTAATGGAGGATTAAATCATGGCTGAATCAACTCCTACATCAACCTACACGGTTACTTCTAACATCCCTGAGTGGGCGCGTAAGTACGCCGAGGACTTGCTCGGGTATGGCGCAGCGTTAACTTATCCGAAGCAAAAGATTGACCCGAAAACGGGCAAGCCGATGTTTCAAACTGATCCTTCTACGGGTCAGCCAATCCTAAATAAAGATGGAGAGCAGGTACCGATCCTTGAATCGGGCTTCCGTCCGTATGAGCGCCCGCTTGTCGCTGACTTTAGCGATCTGCAGAAGAAGGCGATGGAGTCTATTGGGGGCATGAAAGTCGCCCCGCAGATCGGTCAGGCTACTGGTCTGGCAGGGCTTGCAGGGCTCGCCGCACAAAAAGCCGGTCAATATGAAGCACTACAGCCGGGTGATTTTTATAAATCTGCTTTTGACGCTCCGGGCGGTCTTGATAAATACATGTCGCCTTACATGCAGGGCGTTGTAGAGCAGCAGAAAAAACAGGCTGTTAAAGACTTTTCCCGGCAGATTCCCGGTATGCGTGCTGCTGGAACACGTGCTGGCGCACTTGGCGGAAGCCGTCAAGCCTTGGCTGAGTTTGAAAGCCGTCGTGGGCTGGCCGATCAAATGTCTAACATTCAAGCCACGGGGCTTCAGAACGCCTACCAACAGGCTGCACAGCAGGCGGCGCAAGACGCACAACT